ATAGCGGCTTCACGGACAGATTTGGCTTCAGCAATAGCTTGCTTGAATAAATCTTTGTTTGCCATTTTACAATAAAATTGTTGTGATTTGTACGATTATTAGAATCGTAATAGAAATTTGTAGTGTAGAATACCGTATAAAAACGGTATATTTGTATATAAATATATACTATTTCCGAAAACAGTAAAAATTAGAAAAATTTAGTCAAATATTCCTTTACTTCACCACCTTTAACAGCAGCTAAAGCACTTTCTAAACTTGCTAAACTAATATTTTTTGCTTGTAAAGCCTTAACAGCAGTCACACCTGAAGCAATTAAGAAGATTGCTACTATGATATGAAAGATAGCGTTAGAAATATTATGAGCTTTTTTAGGATCTTTAACAAACTTATGTACAATTGCCTCAATAGGTCTAACATACAAATGATGTAATTGATCAGCTAATTTTCCCATATCTTGGAAATACTTCTCAGCTGCAGAAGGATCTTCGGGTTTAGCACCAAAGTACTGTCGTACTATTTTAGAAGCGTTTCTTCCTAAACGTGCAATTAACCCTAAAATAGCAGGTAATGCTACTATAAGACTGGCTGTAGTTATTAATCCCTCTTTAGGATCATCTGCTTTATCAAATTCTACATCAATACCTTTTGCTAGTGTTTTAAACTCACTACCTAAAGCAGCAGCTAATTGATTTACTTTGTTATCGTCTTCTAATAGAATTTCTGCTAATTTCATTACGCTCTTAGTATGTCGTTTATAATACTGTCTAATTTGCTAAATTTAGATACAGCTTGAGTGCTTTCATTAAGTGATATAGGATTCATAAAAGCTCCATGTGTAGATGGATTAGATACGAAATCCCAGCAAACTAATTCAAAATCTGGTTGTACTTCTAAAGTACCTTCATTTGTTTGTTGAACCGAACCAGTACCTCTAGATGAAATACCTATCGTATGTCCTGCCTTTATAATTTCTTTTACAATGTTACCTGAAGGAGTGTTAAGTAATTCTACTCTACCTAATAACTCATCTCCTTTCCACCATAATTCTTTTATAATATGAGAAGCATTTTTTAGAGAGACTATAGCTGATTCTGGATGATCTAATTCTCCGTATGCATTACCGTTCTTTACAAATTCTTGTATATACTTATCAACTTCACGTTGTAAGATACGTTTATCGTAAACGCGTCCGTTCTGGTTTTTAGCTCCAGCACGTTGCATAATACCCTCTACTTCGAATACTCCAGGTCTTTCCTTAGATTCTCTAAGAATAGGTCTAAAGCTATGTACTTCTACTAATAATGCCATGCTTATTTACTTTTTAAAATTTTGCCTTCTCTTAACGAAAACGTTGCTCCGCTTGAGTTTTTACCGAAACCTAACTGTTCTAACTCTTCTGGAGATAAACGTCTAGATTTAGGGGTCTCTATAGCAAAATACTTAGCCATTACTGGTTTTAAATCTTCTTTGAATGCATTAGATACAGCTGGTGCCATAAAAGAACCAATGTCTTCATAAATAGCTTCAATATCTTCTCTTGTATCTAAATACATTTTTTCAATCTTAGCAATATGAGCTGCTAATTCTGTAGCTCCTTTTCTTATTCTTGCTGCTAAATCTTGATTATCTGAATTCTCGTAATTAATATATTGTTCTAACTTTTCAGCGGCTGCTTCATTCAAAGGTTGTTTGTCTTCTAGTAAGTTTACAATTACCTTCTTCATAGCTTCTTTTAACTGAGCTTTTTTCATACCGTTAAAAGTATCTACTTTGTTATTGTCTTTTACGGCTACCATTTGATCATGCTTATCTACTTTTGGAGATTCTTTAGCCATTAAGTTTAAGTAGTGATTACAATCCTTCTCTAAGTTAGCCATAGCTTTTTTCTTAGCTTTATCGTAATCTTTTTCTTCTACCTTACCTGCAGAATCAATACCCATTGCATCTAATTCAGCATCAACAGCACGTCTAATAGTCTCCGGAGAGTAACTATCTTCTGATTTATTGTCATATACTACTTCTTTTACCTCGGCAATCAAACCTCTATTTTTAAAGATTTGAACTGCGTCTTCGTATCCATTAAAGCGAGTTATAAACTGAGGATATTGTCTCTGAGCATCTCGTAAGAATTCAGCTTTTGTGTATCTGTTCTCGTTTACAGCGTTAAACTTTTCCTGTAGTGTTTTCATTTAGATAGTCTATTAATTTTGTATTCGAAGGTCTGCTTGGGCGGCTTACTTTTTTAAAGCCTAGCTTTTTCGCATAATTCGTAGCTTTGTTATCTTTTTTTCCTCCAAAAGCGTAACGAGTTGCGAATGCATCATTTGCTCCAGGAGTGTAAGTAGAACCACCAACATTAGTAACATTGGCCTCTTGTAGTACTTCTTGTACTAATTTACGTAGTTCACTTAGTTTCATATCGTTTCAAGTTCATGTACTAATTCATAGTACTGCATAAGGTTAACTAAATGGGTATCTCCTATCTTCTCCTTGTTAGACACAGGTTTAATAGCTTTCTTTACCTCTTCTAGTTTAATCTTAATAACCTGATCAGAAACCTTCTGAGACATCTTTTCTACCTTCTCAGCTATCTTTTCCAATTCTTCATTTACTATTGTTCTAAGACGGGTAGTTGAATTTACAGAAGTTATGAACTCTTTCAATATATTTTTTTGTTCCGGAAGTAGATCTTTATAGTTATCGTTAAATTTTTCTAATAAGATCTTAAATGTAAGTAATCTTAAATCTTTATCGTATTTTGAATACTCTTCGATTAAGGTATCTTTTACATCTTCCTCATTTTGTATTTTAGATGTTAAGTGTTCTAAAATTGTTGTTTTATTTTCAATTAAAGAACTAGGATCAACATTTTCTGCATTATTTTGTGTTTCTAATAAGCAGTATAAAGCAGCTAGTGCTTTGTAGTCTCTTACCTGAATTGCAAAGAACTCGTCTACGTTATAGTGAGTTTTTATTTCTGCAATTAACTCATACTTTTGTTTCTTAATAGCAGCTTGATCTAATTTACGAGAGATCTCTGTTATTGTGGATAATATTGCTTCTGCTTTTAAAGGAGATACATTATTATTTTTTGAGATAAATTCATAGAGTTTATACTCTTTAGCTAAAGAAGATTTTCCTGCATAGAATTTTTTTAAGATACTAACTGCTGGTGAGTCCTTTTTAGATAGAGTATCTGATGCGATTTGCTTAACAAGCAATTCGAATATTAACCCTGTGTTTTTATACTTTGAATGTTTTACTTTCATCTTATAGGTTTCCTATTATAAATATGCTTTATTCACCTAAATCTCTAATATTGTCTTCTTTTAGTAGATTTGAGTCATCTTTCTTTTGAGTATTAAAAACCATTTCCTTTAATACTTCTTTATTTCGATGATATATAGCCTTTGTATTTAAGCCTTCCATTACGTTTTCATTATCGCTTGGATAACCGCCTTTCATACCGTGGCTACCTAGTGGATCGCGTCCTCCTAAAGGATTGTCATTAGTGTGGTATATAGACATATTCGTTCTAGGTCTTCCTCCTTCCTCTCCTGGGTCCATTAAACCCTTTGGTGGTGATGGATGATCTTCATAACCTGGAGGTACTGAACCTGGACCTGCTCCTGATAATCTATCTGTAGCAGTAGAACGTCTACCGTACATCGAAGCTAGATCGTGAGGAGTACCGTATGATCTTCCTGACTGTGCTGGGTCATTACCTTCACCTTCAATTTGAGCTAATCTGAAGTTTCGTTTGAAATCTTCTCTAATTAATTCTCTCATCTCATTGTACTTATCCTCTGATAAGTGGAAGATATTATCATAGATATAATCTGTTGAGAATAGCTTAGTATCTAACATTTGAGCTGCTAAGTCAATCTTTTCTTTCATTAATGCTACTCTCTCTTGTTCGTAAACAATAGAAGGGTTTGTTAATTTGATTTCAAAGTTAACTAAAGATTCACCTGTAAAGCCTTGAGAGTATAAATGTACTAATGCAATCTTAGTTAATTCAGATTCCATTATCTTTTGTACTCTTTCTACCGTTCTAGCAAAACGAATATCTTCTGCAGCTAATGTTGCTTTACCTTGCAACTCTCCTTCATATCCAAAATAAGCTTTAGGTATTTTTAAAGCAGCAAATAACTTGTCTCTTAAATAAACAACGTCGTTTGTTCCGTCGTACTCTAAACCTTTTGTAGTCTCAATACGAGTAGAAGTATCACCACCCCTTACAGGTAAGTAGAAATCTTCCATCATATTTTGAAGGTTAAATCGTAAGTTATACTGACCATCCTGACCCATATATGGAGTCTTCTTCATAGTGTTGATAGTCTTTTGCATGAACTGTTCAACTTCTGCTGGAGGTATTTGACCTACGTTAATATAGAACATTCTCTTTTCTGGAGCTCTCATGATACGGTGTATTAACATCGCATCTTCCATTAAAGTTAATTGTTTGAAAATCTTACGAGCTGGTTCTAAATAAGAACGTCCATAAGGTAAGTAGTTAGTATCTGAGATTAACCTAAAGTGAGCTACTTCGTAATTATCTAATTTAATTACTTTTTTATTAGTATTTGGAGTATAGTTAGGACTCTGAGAAGTAGCTAGACCGTCTAAATCAATTTGGAAAGTAACTTTTGTTGGGTTTTCATGATCTTCTCCTTCGTGACGAGAAACATGATAAACTGTGTAAGGTAGTATATTATATACTCCTAAGCCTTCTGCTATCTCTAACTTCAAAAAGAAGTCACCGTACTTAACCATGTTACGAGTCCAAGACCATAAATTAAATTCGATATTAAGTACATCGTAAAATAAATTATAAAGAACTCTTTGTATATTTTCGTCAGAAGATCTAATTGCTAAAACTTCGCCAAAGTCGTTTTTTACAGTAGCTTCATCGGCTATAATATCTAATGCAGAAGCTAAAATAGGATCTGTATCCATTGCTTCGTAGTCAGAGTATAACTGTATTCTTAGAGTTTGAAAGTTTAAGTTTGGATTGAATATATTTCTATTGTTATAGATATATAATCTACTAAACCTATCTATAAGAGAATTGGTCTGGTACTTACCAGTTGTCTGTATTTGGTTAGGATCGATTACTTTTAACTCATCACCACCTACATTACGTATAATAACGTCTGTAGCGAATAGTCGTTGTAATCTACTAAATAAGCCTTTATCTGCCATTTAATTAAAATGTCTTTAGTTATAAATAGATTCGTTTAAAATAACCAGCTAATATCTTCTTTCTGCTGGCCACCCATGTCTATAAGATACGGATTATTTCGGTGGGATCCAACTGTTGATATAACAGCTTGGTTTCTTGCATTAAGATTTCCAAAAGAGGAAAGCTGTGCTCTAGCTAAATCCATCCCTTGTTGTCTCAACCTTAATGCTGTATCTCTTACATACAGTGAGGTTGCGAAGGCCATAACTAAATCGTCATTATAATTCGTCTGAGCTTGAGCTTTTCCGTTTTTCCAAACAAATACTCTCATTTCCTGGATAAGTCTTTTAGACTGTATAGTTACTCCTTTTTCCCTAATATACTCAGTCATCTTCGCTATTACTAAAGGACGTGTTCTCATCGACATTGTGAAGCCAGGAACAAGTTTTTCCCTTTCGTACTTAGACATATATGATTCTACGGTATCCATGTTGGATGTAGAACTATAGTACATATTTTTATACTCTCTTTCAAGTATCTGTTCTATTGTAGACCACCCGATATTTGCGTTTTCCACCACCAATAAAGCGTCATTATACTCAGATGCAATTCCTACAAGGACGTTTCCAAATTCCTTTGGAGATAACTTTCCTTTATATTCTGCTACCTGAACACAACTCTCTATATCCATTACGTGAAACGTAGAATAGTCAGTAGAGTCACCTCTAGATACGTCGGCTGTAACCATATAGGATTTTTGGTAATCAGGACTTTCCCATACCCATAAATTACCGTCAACTCCTCTTTTCTCTGTTGGATCTTTCTGATAAGTTTCTTCATAGAATATTAAATCTTCTGGTTCAAATACTGTTTCACCTGATGATAAGAAGTCACAATCACACTCCTGTGCAGCCATTCTTGGTCCCAAGTCTCTATCTTGCATATCTCTCCAAGTCTGATTTCTTTCAGGGTGGACAGTCCAAGGTAGTTTAATAGGAACGAAGGAATTTTCACCTGTTTCTGCTTTAGCATATGTAGAATGGAACCAGTTACCGATACCGTTTGGAGTTGATAAAGCCATACATTGACCCCCGGTAGCCAACGTTTGTTGTGCTGCGGTAAAGGTTTCTTCAATGTTATCAATAAATGCGGCCTCATCTATTAAAAGTAAGGATACCGCTTCAGAACGAGCAGCATCAGAGTTACTTGATTTTGCTTGAATTTTTGAACCGTTCTTTAATCTTAACGATAATTTATTCTTCTCTACTGCCTGTAAACGTAACCACTTAGGTAACTGGTCGTACATAAATTGTACTTTTGTTACTAGGTTTCTTGCAGTTGCTTGTGTAGTTGCAAGGGCTAATACGTTTTTGTCTTTATGAAAGACCATTAACCATAAAGAGTAACCAGCTGCTAAGGTAGATATACCAAGCTGTCTAGACTTTAAGGTAATAAGAAATTGATTATCTCTAAATAAATGTAGTACTTTCTCTTGAAATGGATATAAATTAAAGAGAATTCTACCCCTTGTTGGGTGTTGTATATAGCAATACTTCCTCATGAAGTACGCTGGATCTTTAGCACACTTGATGTACTCTTGTGCTATTATGCTTTTAATATCTTGCGACATAACTAATTAATTATATTTCTATTCCTCGAATCTTATCTAAAGTTCCGAATCTAGACTGAGTTGAGTTACTTCCTTCTTTTTTAGTAAAAATACGACGTAGTATTACTCCGTTAATATCTTGTTGTGAGTTTGTGAAGTAAAAATCTCCATCTCTTTTTCTAATGTGAGCATATAAAGTACCGCCGTGCTCCTCTA